CGATGTATAGCAAACGTAAACAGGTCAGCACGCCAAGCAGCATCCATAATGGATAACGGGCATACGATTAGAACCCGTTTAACCATACCTAGCTTCATTAAATAATCAGCCGCCCATATAGCTGAGGCTGTCTTGCCTGTGCCTTGCTCATTAAATACAAACGCCCTACGATGTAGGGTTAAAAACGATGCGGTTTCTTTTTGATGGTCAAATGGTTTGAACTGCCCAGGCCAAACATATTGCCCTTTGATTGGTGATGGTACGTTGTTGATTTTTAAATTTTTTAAAACTTGCATTTCATCTAAGCCCCAATGGACAAGAACTTCATGATAGTTCTCTCCTTCCGACTTGATAAGTTTGCTCTTAGGAATGACTGACGTAATGCGGTCAGGGTCACGCACCTTAATCAATACTGCCCTGTTTTCAATGATTTCCAAAACTCTCTCCGATACTGAATAGCCTGAAAGCGGTCTCCGCTTCAAGCTTTTATAATTTGTTCTAGTCTTTCCCAGTGTCCGTTAACTCTTGCAGTGGAAAGGTTGTTAGCACGTGAGCACTAACTACAAAGACCGCATGTTAACTGGTATGGTTTACTATGAAAGGGAAATTCAAACCCCAAGTCAACTAGGCACTCATACCTTATCCTGTGACTTTATCAAAAAACTATTTCTTTTTACGCTCTTTAGTACTTGTTTCTGATACTAAGTTATGCTTTGAATCTCTTTTAAAACTACGATTCTTACTGGCGCTTTCTACTCTTACGCCATCTTTAATTGAACCACCCTTATCTGCCGCTACAATGTGGGCTACATCTTTCCCATCACCTTTACTTACCTTACCAGCTTTCATTAGCTTAGCACGAGCTTTATTACGCTCCTCACGATTCTTAATCTGTTGAGGGCTATCTTCATATTTAACAGCGTTTGTATACTTACGATCTGCTTTGTTTTTATACGGCATATTTAACCTCTTCCATTATGTGTGCAGGATAGCACAGGACAATGCTTAGGGCAAGTGAAGTTACGCTTTGGGTTCCAAACCCCATTCTCAATACAGGCATCTAGCTGGTTCACAAGGGGCTTAAACTGCTCAAAATAAGCTAGCCTATGATGGGTGGTATATTCCTCTTTAATAAACTCCTTAGACACCACAAATAACAAGCCAGCTTTGATTACTTTAACCTCAGGGTAATGAGTAAATACACAGGCGGCTAGTAGCTTTAACTGTTTAGTATCCGCATACTTAGCCGACTTGCCTGTTTTATAGTCAATGATTCTAGCTTCTTGATTTTCTCGGTCTAGAATAATTAGGTCAGCTATACCCCTATACCAAACATCTTTATCAAAGAAGTCACAGGGAACTAACCGGTTATCGGGGGTAAGTTTAACTGCTAACTTGTTTTCACAAAGCTTTTCTCCTTTAATAAGATTTAGCTTATCCAAGAGTTCTTTAATATAAATGTATTTTTCGGGGAGTGGCTTGCCATCCCTTATGTATTCCTCAGCGGCAAGGTGCAGGTCTTTACCATAGTTCATCGCATCAGATTCAGGCTCTTTAATATCCTTAGCCACCCGCAAGTGGTAATACTTTTTAGGGCATTGATCGAATAAGGTGATACTACTGTAAGACCATGCAGTCATAATTTATTCCTATGGTATGCGTCGTTAGGGTTTGCTAACATAGATTTTAACAGATCATCAATAGTTTGGAACCATTGAATTACTTTCATGCCATCATGCTGCATGATTGTAAAACTCATTTATCTGAACCCCGAAATACGTGGTGAAAATACGAAAGTGGCTTGCCAATTAAGAGGTTTAGGCATAACGTTATCATCCACCAAGCCCCTAATATTCCAGCCCAAATTGACATAAATACACCGACTGCTAGAAAAAATCCGCTTAACATAAGTAAACTGAAAGAGTCCATTAGCATGAACCAAGCACCAGCCTTCTTTCGCATTGTTGTTGTCCTTAATAGTCTTATCCCCACTTACTGACGTTTCATATGGTACAAACAGAGTCTCTAATGCAAACGCATATGCGGGGTTACGCCATAGCCACTTAACCTTAGACCAATAGCTTCTTCCGTTAATCTGCTCAAAACTATAGTCACCATCTAAACTGTTGTCAGGTGTCATGAACCAGTTAAGCCATGTTGGTAGACGTGGACCGATTCCCCATATAGAGCCGTTATCTAACCAGCCATCTCGTTGCTCTGCAAACAACACCATTACAGGCGCTGTAATAAGCGCAATCAATGTAAGCACAAGACTTATAGGTACTAAAAGTATATATTTAATATATATCATTTCTTTGCTTTCTTTTTAGTTTTAGCACCAGCTTTGTTTCCCTCGGCTAGCATTTCTTTCCACTTGTTTAACATAGCACTACGATAAGCTATCTTCTCAGGTGTTGCATAATCATCAAGCTCAAACTTCTTACAGTAGGTATCCCACAGTTTTTCGCAGCATAAGTCAAGCCTATTAGCAATACCAGCTAAATGATTCCATACTTCATCCTCAGTCATATGCTTAGGGTGGTCTACATAACGCCAAATTAATAGCTCAATGTCTTCCTTAACTGACCAAACATTTTGGATATCTTCTTCTAAATCTATTCCTTTGTTCAAAGTCATTCTTCCTCCACAGGTATCCAGCTTTTAACATTAACACTCATCAACCTAATCTCTGCTTGCGCATTAAGGCAATGGTCATGGGCTTCTTCAAAGTTTCTTTTTAACAGCGCTTCATGTGCTGCTTTGATTTCTTTTAGTGCTTCTAAATAATATGTGGAGTAGTCCATTATTTTCCTTTTACAAAAGTTTTTTGAGTTTGTCGCTACGACTTGGATGGCGCATATGGCGGAGGGCTTTAGACTCAATCTGGCGAATACGCTCTTTAGATACGTTGAATCGTTTACCCGCTTCTTCAAGCGAATGTTCTTCCTCATCACCTATTCCAAACCGTATACGTAATACTTTTGCTTCTCTAGGTGTTAGTGAATCTAAAACATCTTTTACTAACTCGGTTTGCTCTTGTTCAGAAACTTCTTCGTATGGTAAACCAATTAAACTTCTAGCATCAGATTGCAAGGCTATTTGCAAAGCTTCTTTACTAAGCTCTTTTTCTATCGAATTTTTTCTTAACGCTAGAGTTAATTGTTCGGTAGTCCATAAGTCAATTGGGCAAGCACCAAGTATTTCCATCAATTCTTTAGCGGCTTTTATAAATTCACCTTCTACACCAATAGGGGCAGTCTTTAGGTTTACTAACTCATATAACCCCGTCAAAGACATACCTTCATCTTTGGCAAATTTAGCCATGTTGGTATACCCATGCCCCTCAATAGCTTTTAATATTAAATTGTTTCTGACTGATACTTTTAATCTATATTCCTCAACAATCTCCATTGCTTTCCTTTAAATTAAATCTACAAACCCAAATTGGTTAGTAGGTACATCATAAAACATCTCACCCTCTGCTACTTTAATATTACGCACTTCTTTGATAGGGTATTCCTTAATCTTATTTGTTTCTATCCAGTATGCGTGTTGCATATCTCTTGTAAGAGCAAAGAATAATACCTTGTCGCCAAAGAACTTAGTCTTTCTCTCAGGCACATGGATGGTAGGGTATGGGCAGTTAGGACTCCATTGCCTTACCTCTACCTCTATGCTACCAATTACTTCAGCATCCTTAAACACTAATAGGTCAACCCCGTATTGATTTAGGTTAGGTTCAACTAGCACCCCCCAAGTCTTTTCCAAATAGCTAGACACCGCTTCTTTAGCTGGCGCATCGTACTTATCGTGTAGGTCTTGCTCAAAAGGCTTCCTCATTTCTCTTGTGCCTTTCTTAGTATTAGATGGGCAAAATAATGTTGTTGTGTAGTAAAACCTTGTTGCATAGCAATACCATCTTCCTGTGATTCTGCCCACAATTCGTTTACTACAGCATTTGTTAGTGTCTTTGCTGGATGGGTGTAGAGTGGAATATAGCCTTCACATCCGTTGCCATCTAATATCCAATCATGCGTTCCGTCAGGTAATGTAAGCATCCACGCTACTGGTTCATTGTTCATTTATCACTTGCTTTCTTTAGTTGCGCTTCCAATATGGCAATCCTGTCACGCTGTGCTTGGTGGCGTAGTTCGTACTTGGTTAGCTTTTCTTGTTGCTGGCGTAGTAGGATGGCTACCTCAACAAGTGGTTTATTACCATATTCCTGTGATGCTTCATCGCACCAATCAGCTAGTTCATTTGCGTTCATTAACAATCTCCATAGCTTTCTCCATACCCAGCCTCACAGTTTACTGGCAAACCTTTAGCCCAGTCAGGTGTCCATTTCATACACTCTTGTACATATGCCATAGCTTCTTCTACTTCTTCCTTAGGGGCTATACAAGCTACCGCATCATGCACAGTTAGGACAGGCTTATAACGCTTGGATATACGTAACATCTGCTCACCGATAATACAACGAGCAAGGGCTTGGCAAATGTTCTCTACTAGCTTACCGCCATAGATTTTAACTGCGCCACGCCTAGCATCGTATACATACTGCTCACCATTTTCTGTACGCAACTTGCGTAGGTTTGGATAGCGTTGATATAGCCCATTAGGTAGCAAGATTCCATCCTTACCACATACCTCTACACAGCCATTACCAAACGGGGTGTTCTGCCCCTTCGCCATCGCCTCGATTGCGTGTTTACCTTGTGTCCACAATAACGGGATCTGTGGATATGTTTGACGATAAGTTTGAACGATATGGATAGCTTCCGGCTCCGTAATTTCTGTGCCAAAGGTTTTGAGTTGTACCCCAAATTTCTTAGCCCCCATGCCATAGCCAGCCCCAAGAATCGTGGTTTTCCCGACGAACCTCTCGTTAGGCATAACTTCGTCAATGGCTTTTGAATAGATGGCACTCGCCATGATCTTGTATACATCTTCACCTTTCTTAAATGCTTCTACCAAATCATCTTGCCCTGACAACCAAGCCAGCACCCTAGCCTCAATCTGAGATGAGTCGCTATCAATTAACACATAACCTTCGGGAGCTTTGATTGAAAATTTAAGTCTGTTAGCGTTGTTGCCACGACTAGGTAGATTCTGTAAGTTAATTTTATCTGCACCGCCCCAACGCCCTGTATGAGCCGCATAGTATTGTAGGGGGACAGGCATCAACCCACGACTAGCGATACCCATAAACCTTTCGGTACGAGTTTCCTCTAGCGTAGATTTGTTTCCAAGTCTTGCCGCAACTAACGCTTGTACTTGGAAATTCTCATGTTCTAGTAAGGCTTTGAACTCCTCGTCTGACTTAGCCATAGCCAGCGTTTCCTTACCTGTCATTAAAGATATTTTGGTAGGAGGTTCAACTCCCAGGCCCCGTAACATCTCAGCAAATTTAATGTTAGACATCAGGTCATCACGAGTTTCAACCCCAGCTTCCTCGAGTAGCAACTGCTTGCGGTACTTCACCTCTGCCAAATGCTGCCTCAACAAATTAGAATCCAAAACCAAACTAGGTTCTGAAAACATCCTTATGGTTATATCTATAAGTTTAAGTTCAGAGAAAGTATAGTGCGGGGCTAACTTCATAAAAAGTTTTCGTGTAAGCTCCACATCATTCTTACAATACTCACCATACTGCGCAAGGTCTTGCGGCTCAAAGTCTTCTAGGCGTTTACCTCGAGCATCGACAACCTCAGTACCCTTGACACCAAGCTCGTAGAATAAAGATAGCTTTGCCAATGAGTTACCAACCTCTGTGCCATGAATAGCACGAGCCATACTCAGCGTATCCAGAATTGCTTTAGGCTTAATACCATAGCGCCAATTAAGAATTGCAGCATCGAACATAGCATTATGGGCAAGTAAAGCAGAATTGCTCCAGTCAAAATTACCCAAAAAGCTAGCAACTCCATCATCGCTCCCAGTGTACCAAAGGGTTTCATCTTCATTTACTTTTACTCCTACCCCAATGGTTTGAAACAATGGGCTTCGTATGTATTCTTCTGTTGTTATCTTGCTAAGCGAAAACTGCTGGTCATAGTATGTTTCAAAATCAAGACTGATTATGTTCATTTGTTTCCGTATATTCCTCGTGCATCTGTCCATCCAAAGTTATATCTCTCAGGTTCTTCTACACTAGCTTCGACAAACTTAACCGCACGATATTGTTCAGCATATTTAAAAAAGTTATTGGGGTTATGGTCGCCAAAAGTTTCATCAACCCAATCTTTATAAGCGGCTTTTGTATCTTCACCCCATGTACCTACGGGTTCTCGCCATTCATGTTGCCCCCACCACTTTTTCATCCTCATAATTACCTCGCTGGTGCGTAGATGGGTACAGTAGGAAAGGTAATGATTGTGCCTTCTTGTACACCGCCCGGACCTTGAATGATAATGATGTCAGCCTTGGCTTGGTGTAAAAACAAAAAGCCTTCAATCAATAACCCTACAAATATACAGCCAACTGCTACCCAATACATATGATCTCTATTCATTAACATCTCCCATCCATATCAAATTCTTCATGTTTTTTATTCTCTGCCATTAGAAGTTCATATCGGTGTTCTAGTTCAACAATAATATCCTGCAAAGCATCAGCTTTTAATATCCAATTGGCATTCTCAAACACATTACTAAATAAGACTTTGGCTTCTTCACCGTTCCATACTGCTGTCATTAACTTCATTTTTCTTTCTCCCTCGTTTAACTGCTACGATTCCTGTTTCTTCTTTTGGTTTGCGTGCTTCGAGCATAGCGTCTGCTATCTCCCATACTTCTTTAGCATCAAACACACTAGCCCTACTAAGTAACCCATTCACTATAAACATAGCAAAACAATCTCTTAGGTCTTGTTCATTCATCTTTTGTTAGCTTTCTTTTTAAAGCATGATTTTCCGTAAGTAGGTCACTAATCATTTTAAGGTGTTCCTCATGTCGGTCTTCCATTACTTTAACAATGCGCTCAAATTTAAACTTCCATAAATCCATATCCTTTACAAGAAGTTTGGCATTATAGGAAACAAAGTCAGGGGTTATTCCTTCGATTGTTATGCTGTCTTTAATTTCAAACTGTTTTGCTTTTTCAGCTTCACTCATAATCCCTCCAACCCATCATGCCATGTCCAACCAAACGCCAGTCTATGAGTAACACGCTTCCATAGGCTAGGTCTAACTTCGGCTGGGGTTTTCATCATACCATCTAACATAGACCAATAGCCTACATAGATAGGTACTTTAAAGGCACGATACTTTTGACCGCTTGCCCCTTGAATAATCTCATCGGTCATTTCTTTTTCTCCTTCTTAGCGTTTATTTCTTTTACTTCTTTATGTGATTCCATTAGTCTTGCGCTTAGCATATCTAGCTTTTCTTCATATACTTCGAGCATCTCAGTTACTGCCCACAATGCCGCACTTTCTAAGTTACTAGACTCTCGTTCAGCAAGTATCTCTACTACACTTTTAATACTGCTTATCTTATATCCTATTTCCTCAACGGCACAGCTTGCTTCCCAATATCCGATAACACTCATTTTGCCACCTCATCACAGCGTTCAATCAAGGCGGCATAGCCACACACATCAACCAAGTTATCACGATGGCTAGGGTCATTGGCAAAGCGTGCAACCTTAACTAGCATCATCATTGCGGCTACATCTTTAGCAGTAACATTAAAGTTACCATCGTCCATGTTGTTCATATAGGCAGTCCACATAGCGGCTATTGTCTTAAGGTTCTTAGCGGGATGTCCATAAGTCTTTTCCCTATCGCCATATACAATGGTTTGCGCTTCTTCTAATACAGATACCTTAGGCTTCATAACCTTAGGTTTTTTATTTACTTCTACCTTTGGTTTATTTATTTCTTTGGTTAGCAACTCTCCTATTTCAACTACTTTTGCTTCTGTTGCTTGTGTCGCATCAACTTCTACTTGTGTCCAACTCATTTTAACTCTCCTGTATTTAACAACATATCAAACAACGCCCCTTGCGTTGGCAAACCTACTTCTAACAACAACTGCAAATTTTCCAGCCCACTTTCATTTACGATGACAGCAACCCCACCAGCGTTCATAATTTGAGTAAGGTTCTTGTCTTGTAATGCAGTGGTCTTTCCTTTACCAGCTTTAGCTTCGATACCTATAAACTTACCCTTAATACAAGCGACAAAATCAGGTACTCCGCTACTCCCAAAACCACTCGTAACTGGTGTAAAATAATACGCCCCATGTTTTTCAAGTAGTGCTTTAATCTTTTTCTTGACGGCTACTTCAGGCTTATCTGCCATATGCTTTCTCCAAATCAGGTGTTTCCAAGATATAAAAAATATCTTCAGTTATTTTCTTTCCAAGCCCCTCAACTGTCGTTCCTTGGTCTACAATCATGAGTACGGAGAGCGAGTCTTGTACCCACAATGGCAAATCCTCCTGCTTAAAAGTTTCCCTTATTTTACCACTACCACTTGGCAATGTGAAGTCATTTAGTTCAACTAAACCAGTAGGTAACATATGGACTCGCCATACATTAGTTAAGGGTAGATTGAATTGTTCTTGAACCATCTTTATAGCAACTTCTTCTATACCACCCCCAAGATTACCCGAAAAATACTTACGACCCCCCCCAAAAAGTACATCATCTAAGTGCATCCAACCCCAATTTTTTGTTTCCTCTGCCGTATGCACGTACAGCTGTCCAACTGTTGTCATCACTTCTCCTCAAAGTAGCACCCAGTAGATGCCTGTATCTTGTTTAATCCCAACATCCTCAACGAATTGCCCCTTGTCGGTTACATCTAATACAAACAACTTTCCACGCAGTTCTTCGGGTAACTCAGCAGTACTATTAACTTGGTTTAATACCTTATCAATCTCATACACTACATTGTTAGGTCTTACCCATATCATAACCTTTTTTGGTTTATAGTCATAGTACTTTTCAATTTCTTCTTTATTCTCTATGGCATACGCAATAGCCTCAGCCATTTTGGGGGTAGCTGGGGTATACCCTATGTTGTGCATATGTAACAGTTCAGGAAAAATATCGGTAAAATTCATACGAACTTTTTGGTTTGTTCTAGATACAGTCTGATTACCTCTAGCAGTAATGGCTCTATCTACCCCACCTTCTTTCTCAGCTTTTATTTCTTCATAGCTTAGTGGCTTTAAATGTTTGCCAGCTTCCTTAACTATGTTCTTCATATGCTTGGAAAACTTAGACTCGAACTGACTTCTGTTCCAATGCCCATACTTTTCGTTCTGAATCAATCGACTACGCACCCAATACTTCTCATCTGTGTCATAGCCAATACTACCAATCTCTGCTTCGGGGTCGCTAGTGTGAAAGACTTTTAAAGACATCTTTACTTCTATTCGATTAGGCGGTGTCGCATCATCAAAAAAGCTAGTCCTGTTACCACCTAGTTGGAATGTAAGCAAGGGGTTTTTAAGTTTGATTGCTTCCATTAAATCTAGGACTTGTACTGCTACATTCCCATCTAGAAATTCTTTATATTTAATCATTTAGAACTCCCATGTTTTAGTAATGGTTATTTGTTGTCCATCTGTGTCAGCATCTACCTCGATTTGCAAGTCATCGGGTTTCTTTTCTTCCTTTTTACCAAAAATAGCATCAAAATTAGCATCAAACTGCTCCAAACTTACACCTAATGGGCGGGGCGTATCACCCTTACCACCATCACGATTGCTTGTCATAACTCCATTCCTTTCCCAAATGCTCTAGATATACCCTCCGCAAATCCTAATGATTTACCAGCATTAAACCTTTCTTGTAGCTCAGCTTTTAATGCTTCTATTTCCGCTTCGAGTTCTTTTATTTTTGCTTCTAAGCGGTCTTGTGTAGTAAACGTAGTCATTCCTCAACTCCTTTCATTTTCCATGCGCATATAGCAACTGCTATACACAATACATTACCAAACTCATGATTCCATAACTGAATACCACAGATAACCCACAAAAACATCAGTACCCACCAATGGAATGTCATATACCAATCTACATCTGCTAACGCTTCTTTAATCTCATTCATCATCTTCTCCTTATAACCAACTACGATATGGGTCTTGTGATAACTCACCTAACGGCACAACTTCTGTATCAAACGGCTTCTCTACACGATACGCTTCCTTCTGAATCTTAGGAATCAGCCCAGCTTCGTTGTAGTCATATGCTTTTGTAGTCCAGTTCCAACGATTTAGCTTTTGCTTGTAGTTAGCAACTGCGGTCAGCCATGACTCAGGAATCTCATCAGGATTCTTAAGCGTTACAAAGTCTTTCCAATGCGTATCTAATACAGTACCCCATGAAGCACCTTTAGGTTCAACCAATGGAAACATTACTTTGGCATAATCAATAAAAGTTTTGAGCTTCTCACGAATCTCTTTAGTTTTAGTGCGATTTAGCTTGTGCTTGACCTCACGAAATACATGAAGTGGTGTCCATATTGTTCCACCTTTAGGGCGATAGAAAGTAACATCACCTTTGTCTAGTGTGTAGTGGCTGTATCTACCTTCTTCGTTTTTTAAGCTGACATAAGTAGTTCCCCGATGTTTGGTCATGCTCATGCTTGTTGGCAAATTAAAATCGTAAAAATTATAAACTGATGGACTCATAAACCCAAAGCGATTGCGGTGAACGATGATAGTTTCCACTTTTCCTTCTTGCTTGAGCGTGATTGCTCGAGGGTGGCGGTCATCTCCATCTTTACCCGTTAATATTTGAGTATCATTCCAGTTCCAATGCGTGCATGATAAGTAATACTCTGTGTCGCTAACCTTAACAATGCGTTCATGCGCTCTGTTGCGGTCATGCACACCAAGGGGTCTGACATCTAACGCTTTGCGTTTACCAATCAACGGCTTGATGCTCTCGTACCTTTGAACTGCCGTAGCAAAGTCTGTTGGTTTACCATTTTGACGCTGAACTTCATAAGGACTGCGTGCATTCCAATTTCCGTAACTCATTTTGTTTCCTTTCAGTTTAGTTTATATTCGGGACAGTCCCGATTAAGCCCAATCACATATTACTTGTCTACTAATACGCACCATATCGTAAGGGTCTGTGCCAAAGTATTTCTCCTCGTTATCATCTGACTCCTCACCTATACGACACCATGCGCCCTCTACTTCTACACCTTCATCATCTCGTTCACTTGCCTTATCCCATAATGCTCCATGGCATTTAACTTCGGGGTATTCGTCATACCATTTCCAACCCTCTGCAAGAAAACGAATCTCGTAACCAATTTCATCTACTTCAAACTTATCTTCGTTCTCCTCACTGTCAAAACATAAAGCTGTTTCAGGGTCTAACTTAGCTTCCGCTATGAACCCCCAAAAGTCCTCCTTCTTAGCGAACTTAATCTTGTATGCAATGTCTGACCTATATCCCATAACTACCTCCTTATATCTTGAACTGCTTTAAACTCTTTTAATATATGCGGATAAACTTCTTCTATCCACCCCAATACTTCTTCCATCTCATTTATTTCGGACTTCAAGTTATCACGCTGATTCTCTAGGTCATTCTCTCGTTCATATGCTAGGTCAAGCTGTAAGTCCTTATCGTTTACTAAGTCCTCTAAATGTTTGACCTCATCTTCTAATTCATAAACCTTTTGTTCTAAATTACCTATCTGTTCAACATCACTCATTTAATCCTCCATATGAATTGATTGACCTACACTTGGTACATCCTTACAACCACCGACAATGCACCACAACACAGGGCTAGACCATGTACCGCCCCAATCACCGCCTACATAACCATCGGTAAGCACAACGACACACTCGGGGACAATGTTGTTGTCTTTTAAGTATTTGGTTATGCAACTAGGTGATGTACCGCCACCGCCCTTAGGTTTAGTAGAAGCCATTAGCTTATCGCCATCGCCCTGACCATAGACCTCATGACCTGCAACCTCGCCATCCCAATACAATAGATCAACTAGTTCGGGGTTCACATTGTTCATGATGCCTACTACTTCAGATAGAAAGCGATTGATTGCATCACCAGTAATAGAACCTGATGTATCTACCGCAACCACTAACCTACCCATCGTTTCGCTAATAGTGCTAGGCATATAGATGTCATGCTGTAACCATCTACGATTAGGCTTAGCCCATGTCGAATCATCTTTACCTTTACATACTGACGATACGAATTCACGCAAGGCATCTTTCCAATTAACCTTAGCACTCATCAAGTCGGTAAAGCATCGGTCAATATCACCGCCTACCTTACCAGCTAGGATTGCACCTTGTCGTATGGCTTGGTCTATCT